TGTAAATGTAGTTCCAGAAGCTGCATTACCCCAGTTTGAACCTGAAGAATGATGTTTTGTCCACCAAATATATCTTGATTTAGTGTAGATAACATTTGGATAATAGTTATCATCTCCTTGCGGAGTTTTTGCGTCTGAAGCTTTAGAAACTTTTGAATAAGTTTCCAAGATTTGACCTGGAACGCCTGAAATTGAACCGTCTTCATCAACTACTACAATGTGAATTTCGTCATTCGCACCGCTTCTAGTTGAAGTCCAATCAGATGTACCTGGAGCACCGTCAACAGCGTCATAGTATCTCCATCTTCGTCTTACATTCGCACCGTCAGTAATGGTTCTTTTTAGTCCACCAGAACCTCTTGGATGTTGTACGATTGTTAAGTCGTTAGTTGAAATATTAGTAACTCTGTATTGTTCTCCATCATCATAATCGTTTGTAGCAGCTGTAGTTGAAAATGAAATTACATCTCCAACATTTAGGTCTGTACCTGCTGTTACTGTTATTGCTGTGTCACCTACTGTTGTACTTGCGTCATTGACAGTAGTTGCTCCTTCTTCCTCAAATGCGGCTGCGTTCGGACAAGTTGCAACAAGCAATGTGTTACCATATGCTCCTGCTTCTCTAGCAACAAATGTTGCGTTACCGGCTGCGCCACCTGAGGCATAGTTATTCGTCCAATCTTCCGTATTCTTTACTAAAACACCTGTTCCAGATGTTGAAGCATTTACTTGTGAAGTTTGGTTTGCTCGTACTACCCGTAGAGTATTAGAATATTGTAAAAAGTTAGCTGCGCTGAAAAAATACTCGAAGTTATTTACATCAGGTTTACCAAAAGTTTCTACTAATTCTTGCTCGCTAGATATACTTACTATTTCGTCTAAAGGTCCTTTTGTGAATTGACCAGCAACTGCACCTATAGATGTTGAAACAGCAGGAATGATACTAGTTAAATCTCTTTCCTGTACGAGAACACCTGGTGATACTTGAAATGCCATAGGTTATCTCCTTTAATTAGCTAATTACCTTGTTATTTTTCATTTTAAAATATTCAAACTTCGTATTATTCATACGCCCATATTCAAACTTTGTCATTACAGATATTTATAAGACCTGCAATTTACAGTCCTTTTCTTACAACAGGATGCCACACCGTACCATATTCATCAACCTCAGATTTTAACTCATCTGGTTGACCGTCATCTACAAAACCAAAAGGCGCCATGTCCTGTTCGATTAAAGCCTGTTGTTCAATATATAATTGATTTCGTATATTTGAGTTAGATAACTCTTTAAAATACTGTTGGTTCGTCAACCAACCAAATATGACTAGACACATCATTAAATCGTCATTACAACCCTCCTCCGCCATCCAGGAGTTACCACGCCTACTAAATGTTGACATCTCCTCTATGAGTTGAAAGTCATTTATAATCAATTTATCACTTTCTATCAATGTCTTAATACTAGATGTACCTAATGCTTTAATCTGTTTAGTCATACGAACACCCATAGATGTACCTCTACCACTAAACATTGCACCTAATATTTGACCAGCTCTACCTCTTTGTGTTGTCATTAAGACATTATCGTATTCTAATTCCATTTGTAATATTTCAGCCACTTGTTGGCCTATATCATTAACCTCTGTTAGAATATGAGCTCTGTTATAACCTTTACAAACTTGTTCAATAATACTTGGAAAGATATGAGGTTTAACTTCATTGTTTTTATAAGTTGCAACAATCTCATAAGGTATTTTAGTACAATCTAAAACTGTAAAGGCAGAATAATCTCTACCTGTACCACGAGCAACATCAACAGTTGTGACATACAAATGGTCTTTTTCGGGTCGCTTAAACATTTGTAAACCATTTTTACTTTCAATCGAAGGAATGTACGGGGTCGTCTTAATTTTTGCTGGTGAGATTAATGTATCTACACTTCCTAAAAACTCACATTCAAACTCTTGTGAAAATTGCTCGGGTGAGGTATTTCTTATAGTGGTTTCTTTCCACTTTTCATCTCTGCCTGGCACCTCTGACCAATGTACCTCAATAGGCACATAATCATTTTGTTTATTAATTGCGTCTTGCCACAATTTGTAGTACATATTCATACCATGTGGTGTAGATACAATTATCATCTTTGTTTTTTTACCAGATGAGATTGTAGGATAAACTGAGCTAAAAAACATCTCGGCAATATTAGCCGGTACGAAAGCAAACTCATCAAGGAAGATTATGTTAAATGAACCACCTCGAATTGCACTTGAAGATGTTGCAGCCGCCACAATAGTGGACTTATTTTCTAATTCAATGTTACCTTTGTTCCAATTAATAACGCCTTGTTGCATCCATTTTGGTAAATTTTCATATGCAAGTTGAAGTCTACCTAATATATCTCTAGCAGTAGATGATTTGTTTGCTAGAATAGCAATGTTAGAATTAGGATTAAAAAGAGCATAGTGTAATAGATAAGAAATAGTTGTTGTTGATTTTCCACTTTGTCTTGGTAATTTACAGATAGTAAATCGGTTGTCATGTATTGTCCTTACAATATGTTTTTGAAAGTCCCACATTTTAAATGGAACAAGGCCTTCGTCAAGTGAAACCACTTGAACATAATTCATCATAAAATAAATAGGGTCCTTTTCACATTTTTTATATTCCTTAATATTATCTTTAGTAAACTCAACAGGTGTGTTTACCTTTTTAAGATTAGGATTGCCTAGATATGCGTCACTCATTTATAATTATTCCTTCAATATGGGTAAACCCCATTTTTACAGCCGCTTCAATACGACTACTTCCTTTGAAAACAAAATACTCTTTATCGTAATTAGGATTAATGTCGTGTTCTATTTCAACACAATCTAACATTTCTTTACCCTCTAGTATGTCTTGTAGCATTATGCCGTTTTTGACATAACCAAGTTTACTTATCTGAAATATCTGTTTCTTCGGGTGTGATTGTTTTGCTTTCAACAATTTTATCATCTTTTTTTAACATCTTTTGTAACTCTGCTGTTGAACCTACAAACAATGCGTTTTTAATATTATTGTTAGCTGTTTTAGGTAACTCTTTTAAGTCTTTTAGTTTTTTATTTAAGTCTTGTAACTTATCTACTGTATCTGCAACATTCTTAATACCAGCTAATGCAACTTCATATGCTCTAGGGTGTTGTCCTTCTTTTGCAACATCTAAAATACCTTCGATTGCCTCTTGTCCTTTTTCAATAAGATTGTAATAGTATTCTCTACTATTTTTATGGTCATTATCCACATCTTCTTTATCTTTTTCTTCGGTTCTCACTACAGGAGCTTTAAAATCTTCCTTTTTGATAACCTCTTCCATTGGAGTTTTAGCAGGTTCTAAACCTAAAATCTCATTTACTTTATCTTCTATAGCCATAATACTATTTATCCAATTTCCTAATCAGCTGTTTTGTTTCATAAAAATACAAACAATCTATATCACTATCTTTAAATGTATTATATACATCTGTAATGGTTTCTACAATAGGATTACCAGCTAAATTAAAACTAGTGTTTAATACCATAGGCACACCAGAAATCTTTTCAAACTCATCTATTATATTATATAAATGTTCGTGTTGTTTTTTATTTACGGTTTGTACTCTACAAGTATCATCTATGTGTAAAACGGCAGGTATAATATCTCTACTTACTTTTGTTTTCATTGCATACATCATAAAAGGAGAACTGTCTAACTTTGTATCAAAGTATTCGTGTAAACATTCTTCTTTCATAGAACAAGCAAAAGGTCTAAATGGTTCTCTTTTCTTTGTTTTGTTTACAATGTCTTTGCCATTATTTACAGTAGGGTCAAATAAAAGACTTCTATTACCTAATGCTCGAGGACCTGATTCAGATTTTTGACCATATACACCTATAAGTTTTTTCTTTCTCAATTCAGCTGCAACAACCTTTTCATCAGCTTTTAATACTTCAAAATCTTTGAATTGAGTTGATATAACATTATTGTCATATTTTCTTTCGTAACCATAGTAAATTGATTTTTGTTTTCTAATTGTAGTATCATTGTTTAAATTATGCCAAAAATACTTAGCAATACCTATTGACTGGCCTGCGTCTGTAGCTACTGGTTCTATATACAATTCTATGCCATCTAAATTATCTTTATAAAAATGATTTGCTACACAATTTAAAAAGTATCCACCTGATAAACAGACCTTCGTAATACCTGTTTGTACAACTTTATCTTTTATATATTGTAATACATTTTCTTGGCATTGTCTTTGTAAATCACCACAAAAATCATATACATTTTGAATACTATCACCAAATTCAATATTAAGTTTAGGTTTTTGTAAATTTGATATGTCATATAAGTCTTGGTTGCCGACAATGTGATATTTTCTATTTTTACCATATGCGGCTAGAGCCATAACCTTACCTGCGTCAAACGGTGTAAAACCTAATCTACTTGAAGTCATCTCAAAAAGTTGTCCTTCGCTTACATCATTTGATACTTTAACATGGTCATTTGTACCATCATATTTAAAATTAACAACCACATCTTTATCTATCTCTGTAAAGTTGTTTGGATATTCAGCGACAAATGTTGCTCTTTGTTCTCTACCGTAACCATCTTTTAAATCATTATCATTATTAAAATAATATTCAGAGCCCATACCGTCAATAGCAATAGAAAGAGCTTTGTCAAAACCTGAATTATAAAAGGCATGAGAGGCATGAAACATATGGTGAGATGACCACACATTTATTGTTTTAAATTTAAACCCTTTATCTTTTAAATACTTTTCATAATCTTGATTATATTTTTTATTAGGAGAAAAACCAGATATTACCAAGTAATCAATACTATCTTTTATAGTATCTAACAAATCATATGCTTTTGCATGATGTTTTCTACCAGACAATCTCTCGTTTTCACAATGTAGTTTTATTTCTCCGTCTTCAATCAAACATATAGAAGCGTTATGATTTTGACTAATACCTAATATTCTCATTTAAATTCTATTTCACTTTCCATTTCACCCCATTTACTATTACTAAAATGTAAATTAAAGGCTAATGAATATCTTTCATCATCTGTATCATTTGGTTCTACATAGTGTACCAAATGTGATGGGAAAAATGTTAAAAATCCTGGTGCTGGTGTTAAAGTATATTCGCAGCCTGTAACATGATTAACTTCATCAAATTCTAATAAGTAACCTGGTGTTATTGTATTCCACCAAGGTTGAATTTTAAAAGATATATCACCCATGCCAGGTCCAGCGTGTATGTAATAAACGCCACTAAAAATACTATTAACATGAGTATGGTCGTGTGCTGAATCTCCTTTTATATGTTTATTAATCCAAGAGTTTTGAAAATCAAAATTAATATTATGTTTTATTTTTAAATAGTTTCTAGTATAAACATCAAACTGTTCTTTAATATCCTTCTTTAAGTCTGTCAGGTCATTTAAAACATAGAAATTTTTAGTGTATGCTCCATTGTTTGACCTCATTCTTTGATAGTCGCCATTCTTAGCGTATGTTAACCATTCAGGTTTAACATCAATGTGACCATCAAAAACTGGCGTTGGGAATAATTCATGTATTTTTACTTCTTTTTTCATATTAAAAATAATTAAAATTCAATACGATTCTTCTTTTAGTATCCGTATGAATTGTTCCTGTATGTTTTAATTGTGAGTTAAATGAGATGTACCTATTTTTTTTACTGTCAGCCACAAATCCATCTTCAAATTTGGTCTTTCCGTTATTATCGTTTATATAAAAAATGCCTGTATTACAATCAAAAGGTATATCAGTATGTAATGACTCAGTACATCTTGTATCCTTTATCGTCATATTAGCTTTAATTTTTACAATTGACTTAATATCAATCTTTTTTATTAATGGCAACAACACATTAAATTCTCTTGTTTGTGCCATGCCATTATTATAAAAACAATGCACGAATTGTAAATCTTCATCACCTTTATATGTTCTATAATCATTATAAAACCAAGGAAAGTTTTCAGATAACATCATATCTTCAATGTCTTTAAACTCCTCAGGCGTTAAAAAATCATCTTTTATATAAATCATTATTTAAACCAGTAAAAATGTGTGATAGTAAATTTACCATCTCCTAGTTGAGGATTTTTTTTATTAAATTTAATTGGTGTTGATTGATGAAACATTGGACTAGGGAAGAAAATGCAACGATTGTCCTTCATCTTAACTGTTTGTTCGGGGTCTGCTAATGCTAAATCACCACCTTCAAAAGCTTCTTCATTCTTTTTTAACCAAACGCATTGTGTCCAGTAAAACTTATCTGTATGAGCTTTATATTCATCATCTTCATGGTAGTAGGTAACAATAGTGTCATCATTATTTGTTACTCTAAAATTTCTACCAGCTGGTCTGACTCTATCAATAATTTGATGAAACTCATGTGTTTGCGATTTATTAATGAATCTTAAAATAGGAGAAATATCTCTAAACTCTTTATGATACATAACGCCAGGAAACCATCTGTATCCTTTTGCTTTAGATTGACCATCAGAGCCTCTAGCCACATCTCCACCATCACCTATTCTATGTAAATCTTCTTTTGATTTAGATGTTAAGTAATAATTTAATTCTGTTTCTACTAATTGTTTTTCTTCAGGTGTATACCAGTTGTCTATAATAAGATAAGGAAATCGTCCTTTTTCATTAACAACATTTACTTTCCATTGTGTTTCCATTTTCTATTCAAAGTAATTAAAATTAATTACTATTCTCCTCTCATTATCTGTTTGACTTACAGCCTTATGTAATATATCACTATCAAATATCAACATACTATTTTCTTTACATGGTATATTTATCTGCTCGTCCTTATCAAGTATTGTATATCCGTTATTTGTGTTTACATAATAAATTGCTGTTTTACAATCAAACTTTCTATCAGTATGCCATTCTGACTCATATCTTTTATTTTTATTTGTCATAAAATTGGCTCTGACTTCCATCAATCCTTTTACATTCATTTTTTGAACAATAGGTATTATTAGTTTTCTAAAACTATCCGAATTGGGTTTATACTCTTTATAAAATGTATGGCTAAAAAAACCATAATCTGTTTCATAATCAGTCATACTTGAATTATAAAACCAAGGAAAATAAATTGAACTCATTTCATCTAAAATACTTTGATGTTCTTGTTTGCCTAAAAAGTTTTCTATAATACTATAACTCATACCACTTTTCAACTTTATGGTAGAAACATTTTGTATTTCATCTTTATCACCTTGGCCATAAGAATCAAAGTTTGATTTCAACTCTTGTATTATCATAGTTTTTCCCAATGAGATTTTTTTTCTTTTTTTACTTTTGTATTAAAAAACTCAGGAGTAAATAAATCAAAAGCTATTGTAACTCTTTCTTGTGGACTTTTATTATAGTCTGTATAATGGTCTATCCAATTAGGAAATAATGTTATTTTACCAATTTCATTTTTTGATGAATATACTTGCTTAGTATATGGGTTAACATAATGTGTATGTGTGTCTTTTACTTTTGTACAAATATGTCCACCAAGATAACATAATGTATCGTTATAGTGTGAGTGTGATTTTATCTGTTGAGATGTTCTTAATACATTAGCCCAACATTGACCGTACAAATCTGTATTTTCATATCCTAAAACACTTATAAATTTATCATGTGTTTTTCTTACAGTTTCATTTAGCCCATTATGTTTCCATTGAAAAAGATTAAAATGAGGATACCTTGAAGTTAAACTATCATTACCTAAACCTGTTTGACCATCATCAAATGCAGGATATTTTTCTATAAGATTTCTTTCATTAGTTAATATAATATCTGTCAATTCATTTACATCAAGGTCATCTAATACATTACTTTCCCATATACAAATTTCCTGTTCAGGAGCTGCAAATGGTGTTTCAGGTTTTTCTGAAATTAGTTTTATCAGTTTATCAGTCATTAATCTATAATATCAAAAGTCTTATAATCATTATCTGGTTCCCAACCATAATCAATACTTTTTCTTGTTGGTTCTTTTTTCTGTTGTCTGCAAGCACCAGGTAAACCTAACATAGGTCTAGTATCAAAAGGCATATGATACTTACCATCTTTTTCGTTATAATGTAAAAATACTTGTGCGTGTTTTAAACCTTTAAATTGTTTTCTCCAATGTTCTACTTCACAACCTCGGTAAATAATCATGTCACCAGGATTTAAATGTATTTCTACTTCTTCACCGTCTTTCTTTTTTATACCCATAGGCCATGAATAATTTTCTTCTTTTAAATTTGAAATATCATGTCCTAAAAATAATGTAGTGGATAACTCACAACTTGGTCTATCTTTATGTCTTCTTAAAATTGTTTTCTCTGTATATAATCTATGATAACTATAAGTAGGTATTACATCTATACCTGTCATTTCTTTCATAGTAGGAACACCTAATTCTAATAATGTGTCAAATATTAAATCACCGTATTTACTATAATCTCCTGGAGCCTGTGTATCGTTAAATGTGCCCCATGGTTGTTCATCAAAATTACCTTGTGTTGTCAAATCTATATACTCTAATCTAGCTTTCGCTAAACATACATATCTGTACAATAGAGTACACATATTAGGGTCAATAAAACTTCGTCTTATTACATAGTCATTTTTTTTAAAAAAATCTTTGTCCATTATTTAAAAGGTTCTCCTAATGCCCATAGAACCAAAGAGTATCTTGTACCCTTAGTTACAGGTGTTACTTGATGATACATGAAAGATGGAAATACTATTATAGAACCTTGAGGTCTAATCTCTATACACTCATGGTATCTTTCTCCTGGAGTATGCGGTCCATAATCAAATTTAAGATTGCCTCCTTCATATTCACCTGGTTTATTTAAGTTGATAGTTACACTTAACTTTCTAACTTTACCGATAAATTTATCTGCCGTTGTATATCCTTTTTCTAATTGGCCGTTTTGTTTTGTGCGTGATATACCTGGAATAAATCTTCGATAGGTTGCGTGATGGTCTGTACCTGAATCTTGGTGCCAGCCGTAAAAACCACCGTCTTTATATGTTGTAAATTGAAAAGACTCTGCATGGTCAAAATTATATTTCCAACCTGCGTCCCTATTTGCTAGATTTAAATAAGGCCATACTCTATCATAAATCCATTGGTCGTTTAACCAAGAAACTTTACTATCTCTTATATAAGGATTTATTTCTTCTAAGTTTTTACCTTCTTTTTTTTGTAATTCTTCAACTGTAGTATCAGCTTGAGGAATTGTTTTGTCATCTGATTTTTCGTTATTGCCGTGGGTAACAGCTTCTTTCATGTCTTTGTTTAGACCTAAATCAATAATCTTATTACACTCATCAGGTGTTAAGACGGATTGAAAGTACCAATAAGGATTAAATATCATTTGGCACCAACTGAAAATTACCTGATACAGATATTCTAGTTTCATCTACCCAAAAAGGAGCTACCTCATGGTGTAATGAAGCAGGGAAAATAAACATTAACTTATCATAGGGTGTTACGATATAATGTGTTCTATCAAAATCTGAGGTTCCTTGACCGTACACAAAAGAAATTTTACCAGCATTTTTTGTATTGCTGTCTGTATTTGTTTTAAATATATTTTCTGGAACTTTTAAATAGATTACAAAAGAGAATTTACCCTCATGTGTATGTAAAGGATTATAGTCGTTCTTTTTTTGAAAGTTTACCCATAGACTATTTAACTCTAAAAATCCATCTTTAGTTTTATCTTCTCTTTGAGGTATTTGAATTACTTTAGAAAAATCAGCTCTAGCTTTATCTGGTTGATTATCAATGTAAATATTAGCAAAACTTTCTAGTTGTGCTCTAAGATAAGGTTCAACCTCATCTCTTGTTTCTCTTTTATATTGATAACTTCGGCCTGTATATAATTGACCTGCTAACTTAGGATTCCAATTATCATCTTCTTTATTAAGCTTTTGTGCTTCTGATAATAACTTGAAATGTATATCGTCTGGTATGTGTGTTTGAAATATTGGTGGACCGAATGGAAATATTAAGTTATCTGAACCTTTATTCCAACATGGTACATCAGTTTCGAATGTTTGCATTGTAACCTCATTATATATTCTTTAAGTTAAACTTTATCAATCAAATTTAACTCTTTTGCTTTCTTTATAATCCTATTTATAAAGCCGTCCAGATAGTCTAAATCTGCTGAAAAGGCAACATGAGGTACACGATAAGGTTTGCCATCTTTTTGTGCTGACCTGAAACCTTGTAAACTCATACCTAGTTTTTCATCTTTAGTAAATTGATGCCATAAAGAGTCTTCAACCTTATAATGGTCAATCTTTTTAACTTTAAATTTTTCTTTAAATTCTTCTAAGACTTCACTTACAGTTTTATCTTTTTTCTTTTCTAAAAGATATGTAAATTCTTCTATAAATCTTCTTGCTTGTGCGTCTGTTTCAGCACTACCCTCATATTGCATAATACCATAGTCAAATACTCCCTCAATAGGAGAGCCATCAACATTGGATGCCATTTTGCCTTTTTCGCCTCTGTTGGGTTGTTTGCCTTCGGGATTGATTGTATCACTCATTTTCACTCCTTAATATTAAATAGTATAATGGTATTTAGTAAGAAACTATAACTACTCCAGAACCACCAGCGCCGCCTTGACCTTGACCACCAGAATATCTAGTACCTCCGCCGCCGCCTCTGTTTGCCGTTCCAGAATTTTGTGATGTTTGTGTATTACCAGTACCTCCGCCACCGTTGCCTGGTTCTCCGCCGTATGAACCTCCACCGCCACCTGCGTAATAAACTTGTGTTGAACCGTCTGCGATAGAATAAGCTTTACCTACACCACCTGCACCACCGTGCTGAGTTGATTGTGCGTCACCATCTCCGCCTGCGCCTCCAGCACCACCGCCACCGCCGGCAGTTGAAACTGGTTCTGGTGAATTAGGAGAAACATTATTTCTTCCTCTACCACCTGGATTTCCAAATCCGTAAGTGCCTGAATCTCCTGATTGAGTTGGTTGAGTAGCTGCACCTGCTTGGCCGCCATTACCACCTAATGCTGTATTATTAGGGTGACCGCCTCCGCCGCCTGAACCACCTGGTTCTCCATCTCCTACATTTTCGTTTTCTGGTAAATCAGGACCATAATTCGCCTGACCTCCACCGCCGCCACCTTTAGCAGTCAATGTACCAAATACTGAATCTTGTCCTTCATATGAGTCACCACCACCTTCAGCACCAGCGGCACCACCTTGGCCAATTGTTACTGTAACTTGTGTACCAGGTGATACTGTAAATCCTGGTCTGTAAATTAAACCACCTGCGCCTCCGCCTCCGAAGCCGCCTGCACCACCGCCACCAGCAACTAACAAAACATCTACTGCACCTACGCCTGTTGGTACTGCAAAAGTAGCAGGCGAATTGTAAGTTGTTCTTACTGGAGGTTTAATAGTAATTTTAAATTGTCTATCAACATTAGTTGTTCCGTCTGTAACTCTAATTGTAAATGTTGATGTAGTATCACTACCAACTGCACTAACACTCGACCATGTAATTGCACCTGTTGATGTGTTAAGTGTAAATCCGGTAGGTAATGAACCTGTTTGGACTGAATATGTTAATGATTCACCATCAGCGTCTGTAGCGCCACATAAATCACCTGGTTGAATTGTTCCTGAACTTCTAAGACTATCATATAAAGAATAAATTGTATCAGCTGAATTTGTAAATACTGGCGCTGCTTGGTCAGCCGTTACTGCGTCTGCTAAAGTAGCTGCAAGACCTGAACCGTTTGCAACTTGAAGTGTGTAAGGACCGTTTGCTTCATTAAAGTCTGAAGCGTCAAATACACAAGTAATTAAGTTTGCACTATTTCTTGTTGTTGAATCTGGAGATACATTTGAACCTGAATTTGCAATCATAGTAATATCGGCACCTGTTGTATCAAAAAGAGAACCGTTAATGGTCATTGTAACATTGCCTGTAGACTCATCATCAATTGTATATGATGTTATAGCTGAACCGCCATCTATATTGAAATTGGTAACTACTGGTGGAGCGTCAACAGCTTTCCAATCTGAACCATTGTAATATTCCATCAAGTTAGTTGTTGAATTGTATCTTAAAGTACCTGAACCGTAACCTGTATCTCTTTCACCAGTTGTACCTGTAGGTAAATCAATACCTTTTGTACCAGTAAAGGCAGTATCTTTATTTCTGAAATCTTTATAATTTGACATCTATATCTCCTATTGACTGGCTATATCGCCGGTTTTATCACGCATTACCCAACCAACTTTTACTTTTAAATCGTCATCAACAATAACTGTAGTATATCTATTTGTATCCGTGTAATCTGCTAATTTATGTTCTTCCCAACCACTTTCATAACTATCGTTTCTGTATTGCCATATAACGCCAATAACCATACCGCCAGTTGAACCTGAATCAGCAGGGTCTTTTTCAACAATACATACTTTTCTCCAATTGTCTGCCATTTTTATCCTCTATTAGTTGTTAGCTAATCTCCAGCCGTTAGTAGAACCTGAATAAACTAAAACAATACCAGCATTTTCTTGTGCAACTGTTAAATCTGCTGTTTGTCCCATAATTTTTAAACTGTTTCTAGCAACTGTTAAATTATTTGTGTCGAATGTACCTGCTACATCAACCATTGAAACTTGGTCTCCTGTTAATGGTGAAGCGGGTAAAGTTATTGTTACTGCACCACCTGAAGTATCTACAAAAATTCTATCACTAGCGGCTGCTGTGTAGTTAGCAGTCTTTGTAACCCAAGGATTACCACCACCTAAACCTGTCCATGTACTACCATTGTAGCCTTCCCAAGTTGTTAGTGTTGTGTTGAATCTGATTGCGCCAGTTGTAGGACTTGATTCTCTTTGAGCAGTAGTGCCTTTAGGCATATGTAACTCATCTGTTTGATTTTCAAAACCTACTGAACCTGTTTGTACTTTAGTTAATGCCATTGTTAATCCTTAAACTATTTATACTATTATTTATACATCCTCATCTCTAACTTTGTCATAATTTTTACCATCTGCATAATTTGTTATGGTTGTTGTAAATCCGAAGTCATCATCTGCGTCAGCACTTGTTGGATTTGGTACAACCACAATTCGTTCTTCTCTAGTAGCCGCTGGTAAATCAGTATGTAAGTCTGATTGAGCTTCTTTTATTACTTTTTGTGTTGAAGCAGGTCCATATAAATATGTCTTCGCTGTGAAGTTTAGTGTATATATTACTGCTCTTCTTGTTGTAAAATCGCCAGAATAACTGTCTTCATAGTTAATATTATTTAGTACAATTGGAATATCTCTTTTTATACCCATTTCTGGAATAACATTAACAGTTACAGTATAATCTGGTTGAAAATATGGTAATATTTGTTCTATGATTTGTAAACCGCCTTCAGCAGTTGCTGTTAAACAAAATAAATTATATGATATATTGTAAGGCACAGGCATATAATTATAATTCATAACCTCACCATCTGAACCAGTTTTAACTGATTTGAATTTTTGTACTTTAGTTAACTTTCTACTACCATCATATGCAATATCTGAAATTTCAAAACCCATTCTAGGTAATGTAATCGCCATTTCTCTTTCATCTAAATTAGGTTGTTGGTCTAATCTAACCAAAAACTTTTCTTTAGGAGCATAAGCTAAAGGTACCCTAATTGATTGTACAATCGAACCTGCACTATCTTTTCTTTTTATTTGTATGTTATTAAAAATCTGACCAAAGGCTACGGTCATTTTTCTCATACTTTCGTTATAAAAATATCCAAACATTAATTGTCTACCTCACCAAATGGGTTTCTTTCTGTAAAGTCAAGTATATCATCTGAAGTATCTGCTGTGTTAAAACCTGCTTGTGCGTCTAAATCTAAATTGTCTGCATAAGTTGATTGTGTCTGTAAAGCATAATCTTCATTGATAAAGTAATTTGCGTCACCACTTACACTATCGTTTTCTAATTGCAATGTACCTGTACCGTCTTCTAATGAAAACTGGTGTGACAACATATCAATAGAGTATTGGTCTTCAGCACTATCAATATCTGTAACGCCGGTATCTAATCTTTCTGAACTGTACTCCCATGTTCTAGCTCTTAATTTGTAAACTGGTAAGTTGCCTAATTGAAAGAATGGCTCTTGGTCTTCTACAAAACTAATTTCAAAAAACTTATTCATTAAAGGGTAATAAATTATATCACCCTCATTAGGTCTGCCTTCAACAATCATAGTATGGTTACTATCTACAGCGTTCATCCATCTTCGTTTAGACAACATGAAAGTTGTTTCTTCTCTGATTTCTAAACCAAACTTATTGATTAATTCTTGTTCACCAGCTAAACCCTCTGTAGTTTCAACATACATTTCTATTAGATAAGAGTCATCAAATTTTGATAGACTATCTTCACCTAATATTAGGTCTCTATTTACTAGTGTTCTTGGTAGGTAATAAACATCATGGCCGTAAATTTTTAGGCCTTCGATAATTAAATCTTCGTAAAGAGTTTTCTCGTTTGTGTCGCCAATGCCGTTCCCGCCTTGAAAGTGGTGATTAACTGCCATGGCATTATCCTATCATCATTGCTGGATTTAATTCGAATGTACTTCTTATGTCGTTTTCTAACTTTTCAATTTCTTGTAAAGCTTCTGAAAATATCTGTTGTCCATTTAATGTAACACCGCCGACCATGGCAACGCCATTAAATTTAGATAAGTTTGCTCCCCATTGTTTTTTAAATAAAGCAGTTGTATATCTTTTTAAGTAAATATCATTATACACATCTGTATATGTTTCGGGGTCTAATTTTCTATAACACTCTATTACAATCCACTCATCTGCTGCTAAATCATTTGTCCAATCCATATCAATGTATAATCTATTATCATGTTGATTAAATCTAATTGGTTTTTCACCAACTAATACATGGTCTAAAAAGTCCAAATGTCTTAATACAACATCATAGTTAATAATACTTGTAGATGAAAAATCATAAAGGTCATTTAATCTCATTTGGTATCTTACATCAAATAAGTTTAGATTACCTTTGTTTGAAAATGGAAAAATATTGATTACAGAAATAACTGATTCAGGTACTACCAAAAAGTTATTATCTTCGTACCAAGTAGTTGATACTGAATTCTTTGTTGCTGTTTCTGAAGAAGGATTTATGGCAGCCAAACGAGTTTTTTCCGAAGAAGTCAACTTATATTTTAAGTATGTTCTTCTTATAGAATCGTAGTGAAACTGAGCAAAATATTGTAATGCCTCGTCTATTCTGTCCTCTAGTTGGTCGTCACTAGCATTGACCTCAATGACAGGCTTACCTAAATTTCTTAAGCAGTATTGTTTTAAATTTTCTCTACTATTTGGGTTTGCCATTTATATACCTTTGTTTTATACCTTTTCAGGTATATTTATAATACTATCCAAGAGCAACAGCTTGGGCAATGGCAAAAGGTCTACTAGCTAATGAAACACCACCTACTTGAACATCTGTTGTAGCATTTACTGTGCCTGAAAATGTACCGTTTACAGCACTTGTAATCGAACCACTATTAATTGATAATGTTCCATCTGTTAAAGTTGTTGATGTAATACTTGTAATACCAGTAAACGAACCAGTTAAAGAGTTACTTCCACCTGCTATTGTTTTATTTGTTAATGTATCTGTTGTATCTTTTAATACAATTGTTCCTGTTGCGTTTGGTAATGATATTGTTCTATCTGCTGTTGGATTAACTGTTGTTAAATTTGTTTCATGTTCATCATCTGAAGAACCCTCAAACTTTAATGAGTTTTGTACTTCAATAGTTGTAGAATTTACAGTTGTTGTCGTACCTTGAACAGTTAAATTTCCTGTAATATTTGTACTACCGCCAACCGTCAATGCACCTGAAACATCTAATGCTTCATTAATTTGAATTGATGTTGAGTCGGAAGTTGATAATGAAGTACCAACTATTTGTAAAGCGGTTGCATTGATAGCACTTGTGCCATTTCCTGTTAGTATTGAATTTGAAGCAAGTGTAGCTACACCTGTTCCACCTGAAGCAACACCAATTGTTTCACCTGATTGGTATTCTGCAATACCAGTAGGTGTTCCACTTGTAAAGACTAGTCTTATTGGTGTTTTATCTGCCATTTATATCTCCTAAAACAAGAACGCTGGATTACTGTCGTCAAAAGCAGCTGAACCGCCACCTAAAACAGGACTATCTAATCCACCTGAAGCTGTATATACTTCCGTCATATTAGCCACACTTGTATTTATATTAAATCCTAAATTTGTTGCTACGGTACCAAGACCAATAGCTCTTGTAAAAATCTGTACATTCTTTTGTAGTTTTCTAACAAAAGTAACATCTCTAAATGATGAACCTAATTGACCAACATCATATGCGTTGTGTGTATCAGGTGTTAAATCTGTTGAGATAGATGTTAAATCTACTGCTGTACTTTCAATAATTTCTTTAATAGTGATTACATCACCAGAAACAGGAGCTGTGACAAAGGTTAATGTAGTTGATGAAACTGAATAATCCGTTGTTGGTCTCTGGAAAACACCGTTTAAAAACACCATAACATTGGTTGCATTTGCACCACTTGTTACAGTATAACCTGTTGTACTGCCATCACCTGTATAAGCTCTAACTTCACCTTGTACATTTACACCACCACCACTTCCGCCAGAAATAGTAATAGTTTTTGTTGAACCTGTACCTGAAGCAACAACACCTGAACCTACAAAATTAATTGTAGAAGCTGCTGTTGATAATGATGAACCTTCATCTTGTATTGTGATAGCACTACCGCCACCACCTGTACCATCACCAATTACTTTGATAGTACCACTATCATTTATATAAAGTTTCTGAGCGCTAGTGTCAATTGCAA